CAGCTGTTGCCAGGAATACGTGGTGTACCCATTGAACGTTGGCGGTGTGCCGAAGCTGACGCTTTCCCCGAACCCAAGCTCCTGAACAATGCCCGGCTCTACCCGGTCAATGAGCGGTGGCTTCTTGCCGCCAGGTGTACTGGTGTTTTCGTCCTTGGTGACGAACGCGGCGAAGCAGGAGGCGATCTTCGCCTGCTCCATCACCGCATCTTCCATTTCGTCGAAGTTGCGCATTCGCTGGATGACAGGTGCCAGCCAGCTATAGCCGCGAGCTTGGCCTGGGCGTTTGCGGAGGAAGACGTGAATCACATCCTCGGCGGGCACCCGGCGCGATTGCAGGGAGCCCCACACAGCGTTCGCACCAGGATGCTCATCGAACAACCAGTACGCGACGCGGCGGCCGAGGGCGTCGAACTCTACGCCCTGAATAATCCGGTTGAGCCCGACAATGTCCGCCTTAGACTCATCGAGAAAGTCAGCCTCAAGCACTTGCAACTGGACCGGGACCGGCAAGCCGTCAGAACTGAAGCGCCGGCGCCGGCGAACCAAGCACTCACCGCTTTCTGCAACGGCCTCCATGATCATGTGCTGCAGGCCGTAGAAATTATCCAGCCCGTCAGCATCACAAACGGTGGTCTCGGCCCAGGCCTTCCACAGATCCATAAGCCGTAGTCCATCGCGATCCCGCTTCGCCAACGGCAACGGCACAATGCCAGCGCCTACAGCGTTGTCAGCAATGCCCGTGATTCCGCGCTCGCCGAAAGGATTGTTGCGCCGCTGGTCACGAGCGCGGTTGCGTAGCTTTGCCAGGGCCGGAGCGTTCTCAACGTTCGCATCGGCACCGGTGGCCCGCCATCCATCATTGCGCCGGCCGCCTGCTGCGCCCTCAAACCGCCGCTCGATCATCTTGAGCGCCATGTCCGTACGCGCCTTTTTCAGCCGCATCTCGGAGCGCTTCGCCGCATACCCAGGGAACAAGCTATCGAGCATGCTCATGGGCAATATCCTTTGGAGAATGAGGTGTAACGGCGCCCGCCGTCGTTGCAGGCGTTCAGCCCCAGTTCGGTGGCCATGTGCTTGAGGATCCGCATCATCTCGTCGAGTGACCGATAGGTGACGCTCTTGTCGGCGTACCGGACCGACAACGCCCCTTCAGCGATTGCCGCCTGCAGGGCGTTGTATTGCTCGATCGTGTAGGCCATCAGTTTTTATTCCAGTGAGAGGATTTCTTGCGCGGCCGTTCTTCGGCATCCGGTTCGTTGCCCCCAGTGACAGCAGCAACCAACAGATCGAGGTCGAGCCCGAACCGCTGCTGGCAGATGCGCAGTGCGGCGAGCGCGTACACGAAGCAGTCGAGGGCCTCGTTTCGGCGGCCACCACTGTCCCAGCGCATCACGCGCTTGCCTTTGGATATGGCTGCCTTTTTCTTTTCTGAGGTGAGTTGCTTGACCTCCGACTCATCGCAGATCGTGTCATTTGCCGGAAGGTGAACAACACCTGGCTGAGACACGCCTGCCTGTGAGGCAGCTGTATCGACAGGAAGCACCATGCGGCTGTAAAGCAACTCTTTCGCGTTGTCGGTGCCCACCTCGGTGAGGAAGACCTTGTGCACCTTGTTCTTCGTGCGCGGGAAGTTCGCGATCGGCTTGCCGTAGATGGTCGCACCACGGATTGGCACGACCCAGTGCACGCCATGCTTACGGCTTTCGGCGTACACCTCGTCGGCATAGTGGCCGCCGGCGTCCCACGTCCAGCGCTCAACCTTCATGACGGTGCCGTCAACCCGGGTGAATTGCCGGTGCAACTCCAGCCCCACCTTGCGGCGAAGCTCTTCGCTGGCCGGGTCGCCCATCAGAATGAAGCGATGGACCAGCCATGCCTCCTCGCCTGGGCCGAATGCCCAGACACGCCCCTCGAAACGGTCGTCCTGGGTATCGATGCCACCAACAAGAACAAGGCCAAGGGCCGGGACCTGCGGATAGACTTCGCGGCGCCCGTACAGAACTTCGGAGTCGAGCTTCTCGCCCTGGTCGTCGTCCCACGTTTCGCCGCGCGTGGTGTTCATGAAGGTGATCAGCTTTGAGACATCGCCTTTCACCTTCAGCCATTCTTCCGCCAGGCTGAGCCAGGTACTCCAGGTGCTGTAAATCGCCCAGATGCTGAAGCTGACGGAGCGCGGTGTGCGCATGATTTCGCCGTCAACCCCAAACCAGTCCATCCCGTCACGGGTCCATATGCCGGTGTGCTCGCAGATCCAGCGACCGGTCTTCGACGCCTCGACCATCTCGTTGTGCCATATCACGCAAGCTGCGTGCTCGCACAAGTACCAAGCTTTTTCAGCCTCGCCGAGTGCGTTCTTTTCCCACTTCAGGCCGAATTCGCAATCCTTGCCACCCCACTTGAGCGTCTGCTCTTGGTGGCAGTGCAGGCAGTCGATGTGAAACTTCAGCAGGTATGGCGACTCCTCGACCGCCTTGGTGATCTGGCAGGAGCCGACACGCTTTGGCGTTGAGCCACGAATCGACTTAGGGTAGATCGCACCATTGAGGCGCTTGTCACCCAGGGTGATCGGCGAGCCCTCACCTTCGACGCTCTCGTCGAAGTTGGACAACTCGTCGTAGATCACCTCGTCGGCTGACTTCTCGCGGTAGTTGCGCGAAGCCTTGCCGCCCCGGATCCAGAGTGTCCGGCGGTTGGCGAATATCTTCTGGTCGAGCGTGTTGTCGCTGTGCTTGCGGCCGAACCACGGCGCCAGGTCACCCACCGCAGGTACGTCGCGGATCATGCCGTTGACGTGGCTCTTGCTGATGTCCTCGGCGTCCGGGTCGGTCGGACTCCACATCATCACGTTGCGGCGCTTGTGCTGAATCTTGTAACCGATGTTCGCCATCAACAGCTTCGTGTAGCCGATTCGCGCCGACTTGATGAAGTTGACCACGTTGATCAGGTCGTTGCCCATGCTGTTCAGGATTGCAACCTGGAACGGCTCGGTCGTCCACTTGCCCTCGTTGTAGGAGGACTCAGCCGACATGTAGAAATTCTTGTCCGCCCACTCGACGGCGGTTTGCGGGGGTTCTTTGTAAAGCGCCTGGAGTCCTAGCTTGATCGACTTGCGCAGATCATTCAGCCACGGACTCAGCGTACTCATCTAATAATTCCGGAAGTTGCTCGCCAAAGCTGGCGGCAATATTTCGAGCAAGCGCAATCTCCCGCTCGACCGACTCGATGATGCGAGGGTCAACCTCCGGGTGGCGTCGAGTGACGGTCTTGCCGACGGTGTCCAGTTTCGAGCCGATCTGAGCGGCGATTTTTGCCAGGGCAAATGTAGCGAATGGAACGGGCACGAGCTGCTTGTCCAGCACCAGGTTCTTCTTCTCCTGGGCAATGCGCTGAGCGGCGGTGAGGCCGCGGCGCTCTTCGAGCAGCTTGTACTCGATCAGCGGATCGAGACCTTCGGTTCCATCCCCCGCCGGTTGTTGTTTCCGCTGCGCGTGTTCAACGCGGTTTTCCACCACGTTCTGTACGGTGTAGAACGCCTCTCGACCGATGCGTGCGACGGGCGCAACTCCCCATTTGTCAAAGGCTTGCGGGGAAATCCCGAGGCTCGAAGCCATCTCGGATTTGTTCAACCACCCGCGCTGTTTGGTTGTTTCGTTTTTGGCCATGATTAAACAACAACCAACCGTGGGAAAAAGGTCATACATATTTGGCGCGCGGGGCCCGAATTACCCGCATGGGGCTGGGGGCCGGGGAAGGACCCAAAGGGGGGGTGGGTGCACCATCCAGGGGCGCCCACCGCCGTCCATTCAAGAACTCCTATCGTTTCGTCGCCAGTGCCGTGTCCATTGCGCTTTGGAACTCACGAACCCTGTTCGCTTTCACGATGTTGTCGGCGATCTTGTAGAACGGGAGGATGACTCGGTAGCCAGGCTCCCCATCACTGAAGATGAACACCGGCCGAACCGCATCACCCCACGCCGTCTTCTTCCGCTCCCACACACCCTGAGTGCCGTCGACTTCGCCGGCGAAATACTTCTGGGCATTGCCCTTACGCTTACTGCGTTTGCTGCCTGTGGCGTTGGCCTGCACACCACTGACTGTCTCGGCCGCACCAAGGCCCGACAGGATCTTCATGATCGTGCCGCGCGGTACGTTACCGAACTGATTGAGTGCTGATGCTGCTGGAAGTGCGTACTGCCCAGGCTTCATGATCCCTTTTGCGATCAATGCTTTCTCGAACCGCTTATGAGGTCGGCGACCACCCTTCACTGCCTGCTGCAGGTAGGTGTCAGCCGGAACGCCTGATGTCCATGCGTCCTTGAAGAACGTGCGGGCTTCTGGCTTACCAGGCTTTGCAGGCTTCACGTAAAGACTATTCAGGGTCGTTGTAGTAGGCCTATCAATGCGGGCCTTCAATACCGACAACTCCCCCTTCTTAACCAGCACAGCCAGGCGCGTAGCCATCAACGCAAAGGCGAAGGGCAGTTGCTTTTCACCAACCGTGCGCAACGCCTTCGATAGCTCTTCGATATTGGTTCGAGCGTCGATCTGAAGCATCTGAGGTCACCGTGGCTGACTACTTGCTCTGGCTGCGCTTGATCTGGGCGTCTACCTGGTCAGCGCACGTGTCGAGCAGGTTGATTGCCCTGTCCTTCAGCTCCCACACATCGCCATTCAGGCGAAGGTCGGCGGGATCCTCATCAACTCGTTCGCACGGGATCAGTTCAGGGGCTTCCAGCCTTACGGCCTGGGTCTTTGTCACTACTACCGGCTTTGCCGCGCAGGCCGTCAGGCAGAGGCTGAGCAGCCCAATCACGAACAGGCTTGCTGTTGCGTTTGAGGTCTTCAAAGTTCTTCTCCGCCTTTTTCGCTTTGTCCTGGCTGGCCTTGAGGCGCTTTGCCAGGTCGGCCTGGTATTCGGCATTGCGCTTTGCTTCAGCTCGCAGGGTGGTGATGGTGGCCTGGCTCTCGGTATTGGCCTTGATGGCGTCATCCTTGGCCTGGGTCTCAACCCGCTTCTCTTCGCGAAGGTCCTCAACCCGCAGTTGCTGAATGCCAACCAACAGAAGGCCCACCAGCGCGATGATGATTGCCGCAGCGATCGCCTTCATGCCGAGTCCGCCTTTCTGCCCAGGAATCGGATGATCATGTCCCTGATCGCCGTTACGCCGATGAAGCCAATGGCACCACCAGCAGCAACAGACAAGCTCGGCGGCCAGGTCATCCACTCGATAATGCTGCTGGCCGACAGGCTGAGAGCACCGCAAATCAGCGCCTCCAAAATGATCCGCCACTTGTTTGGCTCTTTGGCTTCGTACAGCACCCGAAGAAGAGTAATCGTGACGGCCATGATTGCGCCCTGCCATAGCGGGTTCGAGAGGGCTAGCCAGATCTGGGCCCACGTGTCTGGCTTGTCTGGCATGGGTGGCATCCGGATTGCCTCCCTCTCGGGGAGATTGATAAATCCGGCCCCATCAGCACTCCCGGCCATAGCAACGGGTGTGGTGGAGCCGAAAACGAAAAAGCCCCGGCGGATGCCGAGGCTATATGAACTGTAGAAAGCAAAAAACCCAACTCATGGTCGGGCTTTGCTCGCGGAAAAACCGCAAAGTAACGAGAAATCTATATGCAGGGACCGGGGCTGTCAACTCACTGGCTTGCTCTTTCTGCCGGTAACGACGATTGCCACATAGAGGCGGCCTTAAGCGGCCCCACTCGAAGCTGCATTAATGACCCCTCCAGAGACTTAAGCTCCGTCACACGAAACTTCGGCCCGACCTCAAATCCGTGCCTTTCACCAATCAAAACTTGGTCACCGTAAAAGCCTAAAACTACATAATCGCCAGCTACCCAATAATAATCATTAGTTGACGCATATTTACTTCCCGCGGCGGAAAAGCACAACAAAAAAAAGGCAGCCCCACATAGATAGTATATATACCGACTGGTCGCATGAAAGTTCTTGATAAATTGTTGTTCTTTTTCGTCATCCTGACCCAAATCATTAGTAAACTCTATCGTGAACTGTTTAATAACCAGAGCAGAAAATATCCCGATAAAGATAAACACACCAAATATCCAACGCCACATAGGCGTCATCGACAGATTGAAAAGAATCAGAGCCCCATAGGTGAAGGCAGCAGCACCCAAAATCACCTTTCGTCGAGGCGAAGCGAACTGCACTCCCGAGATGATAACCACCATCAGGAACGTGACCATTATTGCCGGATAAACTGTCTTTACGACAGGCAGAATCCCGAAAGAGGATATCTGCAGGAACTCAATAGGCGCTCCAAAAAATATGAGTCGACCCATTTCATAGAATGCGAACAATACATAAGCCAGCGGGCCAAGCACCGCCGCAGCTGACAAAATGAAAGTCACGAGTTTTTTTCCATCCTGCATTTCTTTTCCCTGAAATATTGGTGAATCTCTGACGAAGCAACTTGGACTAAATTTAGGCAGCGTGCCGCTTAGATTCTAGCGCGCCATCGACCCAAGCGACACCTGCCTTCCAAAGTTGGCGAGTCTTCTCTTCGCCGAAACCCAGCTTCTTGCCGACCTCCATAAGCGAAGTGTCGCGGGTGGTGTAGTACTTCATCAGCACCTGACCGCATTCGGGATAGCGCTTGAGCAGCCGCCCCATCAATCCATCGATCATCAGCGCGTCGTCGTCGGTGATCATCGGCGAAAGGATGGTGTTTTCGCGAGAGGCGCAGCAGGACACACCCGAGCCTAGGACAACCCAGCGGCCCCAGTGCTCCAGCAGATCCTCGGCGGTACGTTCTTTGAAACTCGGTGTGAAGGCCATGGCTCAATCCCCTGTGAAGTTGGTGCCGCCGGCGCCGCGGCGGTTGTTTTCGTTGTATTGCGCTTCAGCACCGGAAGGCTTGAAGCAGTTGAATTTCTCTATCTGGTGCTCGGCAGCCTGGAGCCGAATGCTCAGCTGCGTCACCAGCACCGCCAGCGGCAGCGCCTCACCAGTTTCAGCGGTTACCCACCCTGAGGCGTTGCACTGCACGCAGGCCAGGTCGTGGAAGACACCCTTGATCACCGCACGACCACGGCATGCCGGGCACTTGGCCAGGTCGAGCTGGGCGGCGCGGAATGCTGGGCCGTGTAACCTCTTCATGCCTTCACCCAGCGGCGAACAACAAGCTCACACCCTGACATCAGCGCGACGCCGTTGCATTTACCGACATGCGACTTCCGAGACCTGCATCCGCAATGGCAAAGCTTGCGGGACTTCGGTACCAGCGCCTCCATATAGCGGATGTGCTCAGGCAGGCCGCCGACCTGGCCCCAGCCCTCCATTCCGCCGCGCATTGCAGCTGACCTCGCTGCTGGAGACAGCGAATTCAGGTCGGTCTGGGCGGGGTCACTGCTCTTTTTCATCATTTTTAAACCTCGCCTATGGTTGATTCTTGAATGGCCTTGCAGCCCTTATGCGCCGTGGCCTCCAGCGAATTACCGGAATCTTCAAATCTAAAGCCGGTCAATCCGTGAATCGCTGCAAAGCCTTTCTGATCTAGATGCGCGTGCCACTGCTCCAGGGCATCACGCTTGCGACTCATCACGTCCGACTGGATGTACACCTTCACGTTGTGCCCCATGGCGTGGTTGATCAGCAGCTCGCCAATCAGGTGGTCGATGCCGAGATCTGCCCAGCCTGTGCGGGCCACCTTGCGCAGGTCATGACTGGTCCACTCGCCCTGCCCCAATCGACGGAACACGGCGCAGCCCTGAGCCTCGCCCAACGCCTTGCCGTTGCGCGCCGGGAACATGCATTGACCCTCATAGCCTCGGATGTACTGACCTTCGCGGTACTGAGTCAGCAGCGCGCACACCTGCTCGGTCAGGGGCAAGTGATGCTCGACACCGGTTTTTGTGTTCTCGGCCGGGATGAACCACTCGCGTTCGGCAAGGCTGATGTGCGACCAGCGGGCCATCCGGGTTTCGCCGATCCGCGTGCCGTGACAGAGCATCATCAGCGCGAGCATCGAATCAAGCGGGGCAGTGACCATGACGTCAGCCAGCTGCCCAAGCAGACCTTCCAACTGCACACCGCGAAGACGGGATGGCTTGATGCCGACCTTCGCCTTGGAGAAGTCGTTGAACCGAATCGCGGCCATCGGGTTGGACGTGATCATCCCCAGCTTGGCCGCCTGCCGGAATGCCAAAGCCAGCAGTTGGAATGCCGAACGCACGTAGTCGATGGAAACCGTCTCCTGAAGCGGCCACATCAGCAAGTTATCGAGCGCAGCCTTGTCGATGGCGATCAGGGGAAGGTCGCCCAGGCGCGGTTTCAGGTGGCACTTGATCAGCGACGCACCGGTGTTCTTGCGCTTGGCGGACAGGTTGCGATCGCGCGACATGCGATCGGCGAACCAGTCCAGCAGTTCGCCGGCGTTGTTCCATTTGGATAGGCTCGCCCCTTCGCCAGCGGCCAGGCGCAGACGAATCGCCGGGAGCGCAGCGACCACCTGGCTATGAAAAAGCTCAGGGTAAGTGCCGATGTGGTTCCACTCCCCCTTCAGCACCAGGAACCATGAACCGCCATTGCGGGCCTTATTGAAGCGCAGGTATAGGCCCTTGTTCTCGAGGTCACGCAGATCCTGCACGTTGCCCGTGGCCTGCCGTTTGATTTCAGCCTGGGTAATCTTCACGGCGGCAGTCGTCATGCGGGCACCTCCCGCAACTTCTGTTGTTCTGGGGTGAAGTCGCCGCGCAAGGGCATCAGATTCTTTTCGTGCTTGATTGCCCACTCACCACGGAAGCGGCACATCCACCCCCCAATGCCCGCAGCCGGGCGGAACTGATATTTCTTCCCAGTCGCCGGGGAGACCACCACCTCACCTGGCAGCACGAATCGAACGAGTTCAGCCGTCTGGCCCATGTACCCTCCGGATATCACCAGTGCCAGGTCGCCGGGCTTGAAGTTATGGCTCATGCTGCAGCCCTCGTTTGTGGTTGAAGTAGGTAGGCGCGGATCGCCTCAATGGCGTCGAAGTGCCCACGGCAGACGATGGCGAGGTAACCCTGATCGGTCAGCGCCTGCAGGTAAGCGTCCTGGGCCGGGGAAACAGCGGCGTCATGCGGCGCGGTAGCCTTGAACTCGATGTACAGCCCGAAATACCCGCCGCGGGCCATCGGCAGCACAAGGTCAGGAACACCGGCCTTCACGCCCTGCTCTTTCAGCTTGACCGCCACCAGCTTGTGCCGGTGCCCACCGTTTGGGACGTGGAAGATCAGCTTCGCGGCGGCGGGATAGCGCAGGCTGATTTCCTTGATCAGGGCTGCCTGCTCCAGACCTTCCCGGTCCACGGCCTTGGCACGCGCCGGCTTCACGGTGAACGTCTTCAAAGTTTCACCTTCCCTTCGCGAATGAGGATGTCCTGGGTGCGCATGACGCCCTCGGCCAGGAATAAACGGATCTCGTACTTGGTCAGCTCGCCAGGTGCGCGCAGGCGCCCGTCGGCGATGTCGTGGCAGTAACCGCAGGCCCAGGCGGCCTGGAAGTCGTTAGGCTTCATGCCCATGCCGCAGGTGCCGGCCAGGCGGTAGTGCGCCAGGACGGTGGTTGACGGCTCGCAAGAGCACCCAGGGAATCGGACCTGGCACTCTCGATCCCGGGCGGCGGCGGTGAGTCTGCTCATCGTGAACCACCTGCAAGCGCCGCGCGAAGTTCGGCGATAGCGCCCTTGCCGACCTCTGGGGTGATTCGCCCGTCGACCTTTGCGGGAAGCGCCTTGGGCATTGGCTGAAGCGGCAATCCATCGAGCAAGCGCCGAATGGTGATCGTGTAGTTCCGGTCGAACAGCTTGAGGCTGAGCGCAGCATCGAGTTTGTTCAGGCTCTCGAAACCGCATTCTTTGGCCGCGTGCCAGACAGCGTCGTGCGACCACCTGCCCTGCCCCGCCATGCTCGGATGGGCGTTTCGAACAGCTTCACGGTGTGCAGCCGCCAGCGGAGGAAGCCCGAGCATTTCCGGGGTTGGCTTGCACCACTCGATGAACTGCCCAGGGCTGGGGATGAAATCAGATACCTGCTTGCGAGCCTTGATCATGCCGAATTCAATCTGCCCCTGAGTGCGGATGCCTTCATCGAGGAACGCCTGCATCCACTGGACCTTGGCGGCGCGGTAGGTCTCCTTGTCCGGCCACGCCTGCCTCCAGGCCGAACGAATCAGTCGCAGTTCGGTGAACAGGTCGTTGATTGCCACGGCCATCTGGCGGCGACCTTCGTCCTGGGGAGCCTGAATCTCGTCCTTCGGGATAAACTCGCCGGCGGCGGGGTTGGCCCAAAGGCCCTGGGTTACTGCGGCGACCTGTTTCATCACGATTGCACCCCGTTCTGCCAGTCGATGCTGTCGTCATCAAAATCGGAAGCGGCCGGGGGCTTCTGGCGGATAGGGGTGACGTTGTTGGCTGCCGCACGGACCTTGTCGTTGTTGACCCACTTGACCAGCATGCTGACCCACTCAGCCTGGGTATTGACCTGCCCTTGAGGCTCGTAATGAGCGGTAAAGGCTACGCGCACCTCCTCGGTGAACAGGTCGCGGGCCAGCCCACGGTGGAATGCGTAGGTGGTGAGCAGCTTTTCGTCAGGCACCCAGTCGAGGGTCATCTCGCTGGGCATACGAGGGTCGACAGGCTCACGCGCAGAGAGAGGGTCTTTATTCTTCTCTACATCTTCTTTAGGTAACGCGCCGCTAACGTTCGCAGCGTTACCTTTTGCGTTACCGGCTTTGTGGTTTGCCACCCGTTTAGCCGTGAGAAGCCTGTTTTTAGCGGTCTTGCCGTTATGCCGGTCAAAATGCGGAAGGCTTATCACCCCTTCCGCTTCGAGCATCCAATCGACAGACTTCATGTGTTCGCAGAAACCGGTAACGCCAACCAGACGGTCGAGTAACTTTTTACTAACGCTCGGAGCGTTACCGTTTTCGGTTTGCTGATCGAACCATCCCCATACACGCATCAGCTTGCCGACCACAGCATCTGGGTCGATGTCAGCCAGGTCCGCGATCTGGCAAACCTCGGGTTTATCCAGGGTGGTGAGTTCGAATTTGATCCAATCGCCGGCCATTACGCGGCCTCCTGCAGTAGTTCAGCGAGGCGTGTAAGCCCCTTTGGGGTGATCATTGGGTCGAAGGCCGCGCGATCGATACCGGTCTCGGGATCAGGCTTCAACGCAGTGACCTTATGGGTCATGAACCCGGAGGTTATGCGGGGCTGGTATGCGACCCATCGCTTGCAGCCGTGGCGGCGAAATATCCAGCGGTGCTGTTCAAGCCAGGCGAATAGTCGAGATGGCGCCACACCAAGTTGCTTGGCGGCATCAGTGATGCAGATAGCCCCGCCGGCGGCGGCAAGCCGCTTGATGGCGGCCACCTTGGGCGCCTGATCTGAAACCAATCGCTGAAGCTCTCCGTTTCTGTCGGCGAGATCGGCGGCAAGGCGCAGTGCTTCTGGCAGGGACTGAGGAATGGAGACGTGTCGTGACACGCTTTCAAGTTCGTGCAAACGTGTCACGACACGATGACGAAGCGGGACGCTGTAGCCGGTCAGCAGCGTCATGACGAGATCCGGCGGAAGCAGGTACTCGGTTTGCTTGCGGTTGGAGGAGTCGAAATAGATGCATCCAAACTTGGATGCATCTAAGTTTAGCTCGGTCAAGTTGTGTTTGATGTCGCGCACGACGTGGTGATGCTGCTTTCCGGTTAGATCAGCGACCTCCCGGCTTGACATCGTTACGGTATTGCTTGGAGCGACGAGTGTGTTCATAATGGCCCCACAAGTTTTATTGCTGTTGAAAGAGCCGCCCTGCCAGGCGGTTTTTTTATGCCTGAGATTCAGGCGGCCTTGAGCGATTCGCGCAGGATGTGCAACGCATCGATGGCTTCCTGAATAGCTTTCTCGCCCTGGGCTTTTTCGTGCTGGCTGATGTGGTTGTCAGCAGCCGCGTCGAAGATCAAGCGACCAACGTCACCGCACTCGGCGGACAGATGGCCCAGGGCAACCATCAATGGCTTGGCTGCCGGCTTCTCACGGGCAACGAGTTCGTAGCCAAACTTGTCAGCGAGGGCCATCAGCGGCCGCATGTCGCCGGTGTGCAGCAGGACGCCGAACAGATGCTCAATCGTCAGGTGGTGAGCGGAGTTATCCGGGTTCGAGCGCTGAAGCAGGCTCACATGCGCAAGGCACATCTTCCCGGCCAGCTCCTCTGCCCCACTTTCCTTGATGGTGGTGTGGCAAGCCCTCAAGAAATCTTCCATTCGTAAAACCTCAAATTTGTTTCCGTGGTAGCGGCCGCCAGGTCCGGCGATCATTCGCTCAACAGATCAATGACAAGGACGCCTTATGCAGCGGTTTTCTTTTTGTCGGCCTTCAATTGGCCGTTGGTTACAAGTTCAAGCTGGTACTGACGTAGCTCAGGGATCTCTTCGCCCCACTGCCGGACTGCCTCGTATGTGATGCCGAGCGCTTTGGCGAGGGGGGCGATCCCTTTGAAATAGTTAATTGCGTCGGCACGGTTCATGGCTGACTCCTTTGGGTATACGGCAATTCAAGCATGCTTGTGTTTACTAAGCAAGCATGCTTGCCAAGCTAACTTGTAGATTGCTTGCATGAAAATTACTGATCGAATTGCGAAACTTGTCCTGGCGCGAAAGCCTGAGATCGGGCCGCGAGGATTCAAAAGGGATATAGCGACCACCTGCGGGGTCAGCTATGAGGCTGTTCGTCAGTGGTTTGCTGGTGATACCGGCAACATAAAGAACGAAAATCTGGTCGCGATCGCTGAAGGCTATGACACGACCGTCGACTGGCTACTCTCAGGCAAGGGTGAGCCGCCGAGCCGGAAGGCCGCGGATGCTCAAAAAGCGGGAAATTATTCTTCGGCGGACCTGGTCAAGCAGATGCTCGCGAAGCACGGCCGGGGCTTATCGGAAGAGGCGAGAGCGCGAATTGCCGAAGTAGTAGAAGAAGTGGCACTTGAGTCCAAGTCGACCAATGTAGTTAAAGTCGACTTCACCAGGGCGGGCCAGGTCGGTGACGAAGTATGGATTGCCCACTATGACGTGCGCGCAGCGATGGGCGGCGGGCAGATCCCGCATGAATACCCGGAAATGCTCCAGGACATCAGGGTCAGCCCCAAGCATCTGCGCGACCTGGGTCTCACGTTCAAAGAACACTTTCACCTGAAGATGATCACAGGGTGGGGTCAGTCGATGGCGCCAACGATCAAAGACCGCGACCCACTGCTCGTGGACATCACGATCCGTGAATTCACCGGCGATGGCATCTACCTCTTTTCCCACGACGAAATGCTGTACGTGAAGCGTTTGCAGAAGAAAGGCAAGGACCGCTTTAAGATGATATCGGACAACAAGCACCACGATCCCGAGGATATCCGGGTAGATGACACCCACATCTTGGCGCGCGTGCTGTACGTGTGGAACGGCCTGCCGGTGTAAGACCGTTGTATCAACAGATGAAGCTACAGGGTGCTTGGTATAGCGCGGCACCGTGCTCTAAGTTTCTCGCGATTTTATGGTGTTTCCAGATTAGGGATGATGATCAATGAGCGAAGAAAAACCCGTGAGCAAGCGGAATAGAATTAACCTTGAAAAGGTACAAGAATTCTTCGACACCCAAAAAATCTCGATTGAGTGTCCAATCTGCAAAAATGACAAATGGAGCGTTCCATACGCTCAGTCCATTGGAGGCAACACCATTCCATGGGGATCTGGCGATGGCAACATGTTCATGACAGGCATACCCGTCCTGGTGATGGTATGTTCGAAATGCAAGTTTGTGCGCCAGCATTCATTGGTCGACAATGACATACCAGGTGCGGTAGAGGAGTTCTAAATGCTCTTCTCCTCCAGCCCAGGTCATCTAAAGCGTGAAGACCTCCGTTACATCGACAGGCTCGCCAGAGCACCAGAGCATGTCGACTGGATGGAGCTCGCCCTGTCCAAAAAGCCAGTAATTTCTCCTGGTGGACTGGAAAAATCCTATTTTAAAGGGGGGCGAGTACTGCCGGATCCTCATGAATTATTAGAGCTAGTGCAAGACAGAACGCAAGAACGAAGCGATACTGGCCATATGAACGATATAACTCGCGAAGAATTCAACGCAAAGCTAGAGACCATCGAAGTCAAGATGGATGCTCGAGTAGAGTCTGTATCTTCGAAAATTGACAGCTTTTTGGCCTCCCAGGCAGAGCGGGACAAGGCGCAGATCGAGCGTGATAAGCGCTTTGAGTTGCTTGCTGAGCGCGTCACGAAAGCCGCCGAAGGCGCAGAAGAAGCAGCCAAGCAGGCCGCGACGGTAAAGTCTAATTACTGGGCTGCGGTTATAGTTCAATTATTAGCTGTGGTCGCTATTCTAGTCGGTGCTTACTACGCGAATCAGGCTAACGTCCTGGGCGCGATGCAGACGACAATGTCGGCATTCCAGGCAGGAAAAGCAGAAGCCGTCCCTACTTCAGGCGCGCCTACTAAATAAGAATGATAGCCAGGACCAGTGCCTGGCTTTCTGTTGTCCTTCAGAAAAGCACCACCTCTTCTTCCTGCTCAAACTCACCCTCTCCCCTCTCCGTCACCTCAATCTCCTGCTGCTCCCACCTCACCGTCACGCTGCCGTCGTCATTGAGCGTCAACTCAAGCTCGTCAGTTTCGGCGATCACCCCTAAAACCTCTTCCCACTCACGATCGCCATCCGTGTCCAGGCGATGAATTTTCACCCAGCGCTGCGCCTGCGCCACGGGGTGGTTGATCATCGATGACACCCTCAATCCCAGCCGTTCCATACCCGTCATTTCTGCCCGTGCCGAGCCTGCCGGGCTTCCCTTCTGCTTAGCCATAACCACCTCCCAAGAATGCTGTACATACATACAGTAAGCAAATTAAACACAAGCGTGCTTGCATTCAATTCACAAGCATGCTTTTATAAATGCAAGCCGACTTGTGCTTCTCCGCAAGCACAGGACGCCCACCGCTCTTTAACAGCCAGCGCAACAAACAACAGACCGCATTGCCTCTACCGGCGACCGGCGAGCAGACAGGCCCGAAAGCCTGCCAACGACAGGGAAAACCTTGTACGGCTGCTCGATGGTGAAACGCCAGAACCGAGTGAATGACCCGGCAAGCAATGCGCCCCGCCCCTTCCGGCGGCAATTGGACGGACAGCATCACTGCTGCACCTTGGCGACAGGGTGTAGCGGGATGACAACCGAGGGCATGAAGATGAAAGTCCTAGACCATGCAGGCAAGAAAGTAAGTTCGATCAACCAGTGGTCAATCGACACCCACACCATGCTTGCAAAAGAGCACTGCCGCAGCGCACGTGATCTCGCACACCGCGCAGGCGTTCGCTCCTACCACATCAGCCAGGCGCTCAAGCATGTTCGAGCTGCCCGGGTCAGCATTCTGGGCGAGGTGAGCCGGCTGGGTTCGAATCATCCGCAATACTTAGCCGCCGCGCACAAACTCAAGGCACTCGACGCCAAGACCCGTGCCCGACGGTGTGCCGCCTGACAACCAGCGCCACGACAGCCTGTCGTTAACTTCCCGAGGCCCTGGTACTCCCCAGCACCAGGCCGCATCGGAATGTGATTTGTTTGCCCCGCGATGGGTGGGCCCAGAAATGGGAAGCCGGAGCGGAGGAATATGGGAGGCGAAAGCCAGTAAGCCGGGCAGCCCAGACCGGACGACAGATCACACCCCGATGCGGACGAAAACGCGGCCTATAACCGCCCACCTGCATGCAGAACGGTGGCCACTGCCAACCCAGTGAGCGAACAACGGAGGACTCAGCTATGACCAAATAAACCCAGGCGCTCAACCGCTTCCCCCTGCGTGACATAGGGAGGTCTATGTAACGCAACGAAAAGCCCGGTCCCTACCGGGCTTTTTACGGACTGCCTTTATTCGTCAGCTCCCTCCCCTGGGCCCACCGGCACCCACCAGGCGGTCAGGCTGCTGACGAATAAACGCAACCACAACCAAGGAGTCGGCATGAACCCAGCCATCCAACAAAGCCAAGCCGTTTTGCAGGCCCTGCGGGAACGTGTTTCGCTTTCCACTTCGGAGATGTACATGAAGATCGGTCGCGAAGAACCAGTGAAGGTGCCCCGCTTCAACGTGGTGCCGCTCGGCAAGAACCTGTTCGATGTGGTGGAGCGCTCCACCGGAGTTTCCCGCGGCGCGCGCACCGGCCACGACGGCGCCTGCCAGTACGCTGATCAGCTCGAGCGCAACGCTGACTTCTTCTGCGCTGCCAAGGCAACGTCACGGCGCTTCGGTTTCCGCATGCTGCGCGGGACGCTGGGCTTCGCGGCGATGATGGTGGTGTTCGCCTACTACGGTGCGCAGCCATGATCGGCGTGCCTATGCCCAACCCGCGGGACTCGATCATCGAGACCCTGAACCAGCAGGTGGACGCTTTCTTCAGTTCAGGAAAGACCGCCCAGGTCATCCCGAGCGGCGTTGGAGCAGAAGGTCCCTACAACGGGACCACCGCTCACCACGAACGCCTCCGCAAAGAACGCGACAAGCTGGCACCGGCCGTGCGCGCAGAAGCTGCCAAGGGCGTCGTAGCCAGCGTGGCAGCAAAGAACCTGGGCATGCACATCAAGCGCGTGACGCTGATCGCCCAAGAGAACGGCTTCAGGTTCGCCGACACCCCATGAGGCGCATCAGCAACCAGGTGCGCCAGCGCCGGCGCCAGGCATGGATTGATTTGCCAGCACACGAAATCGAAGAGGTAGGCCATGGCCAAGGACAACGCGCAGATCCAGCGGGACAAGCGCGCGAAAGAGAAGGCGTTGCTCGACAGGATCGGCGCCGAGAAGCGAACGCTGATTGTCTCGAAAGCGCTCGATGATGCACTTCAGGTGCTGGGCGAGCGCCATGATTTTGAGGAGTGGCAGGAAACGCTCTCTACGCTCCTGATCAACCTGGCGGCAGCGCCTGCCGCCGAATCTGCGCGCTTCGCCACCATGTCGCGACCTGTTTTTGAAGTTACCGAAAAGCAGTCGCGACAGCTGGCGCAGTTTGCAAAGACCGGGAACGAAGCATGACCGATTTCACTTCCCCGCTTGCAAGCGGCGAAGCAACTCGAGCCCGTCATCGCCAGTCTTCAACTGCCAAGGCTCCACGATCAAGACAGTTTCGATGCCACCAGGCAGACATTGGCAAAGATGAATGCAGAACTTATGAGTAGCTTTGAGCAGGTTCATAATATCGCCGTCTTTGATTGTGTGTGATACGGAAGACGACCCAAACACAGTAGCTAAATCGTTATGCGCGATTAACTTATTTCTATATGTCTTTATATTTAGGGCCTGATAACGACCCTTTAGCTCATCGAATTCAGAGCGCAAAGCGTCGTTGGCATATGTGCGGTACTTATGTTCTAAAAAATCTAGAGACAAGTTCTCATTAGACCCAAGAGATTTCGAATCGAAAACCGCAGAAACTCGCGTCAATATACTAATGAACATGGATTTCTGGATGATGCTAAACACCGGAGTAATATTTTTATTCAAAATCTCCGTCGAAGCCGACAAGCAGTAAAGCTGCTCGTATAGCTGAACCTCCCTCCTGATGTCGGAGATGTATGAGTTGTAACGCGATAGTTCGGCTAGCGCTGTTTTTAGATCAAACATTTTCATCCCCGATTCCGGCTCCATGCCGGTTACCCGTAATAGCCCATATCAACGAATCACGCCAGCCGCCAGCGCCCTATCGCCTTCCGTTCGTATTGGGAATAAAGCTACCCAAGAAAAATACAGCCGCAGGCCCTATGAGCCAAGCGGCGGTCGTTCCCGGACTGACAATAGGTACAGCGATAGCAATTGCAAACAGGCCTATTCCTGCCCACAGCCGCCTACGCGGCGTGAACCACTCACGGAACGCTTCAAGCTTTTTACCGGCCATTACCACCTCCTTGTTTGATAAGCAGCAAAGCATATCACCCACTTTAACGAACCACGCCAGCCGGCAAGGATCCCCTATGTCCGCACAACAGAAGAAACACCCCTTCGATTTCAAAACCCAATACGGACTCGGCTTCAACCCTCAGGACGATGAGATCGTTGCCGACTTCTTCTGCGGCGGTGGCGGCGCCGGTACCGGGCTGGAAATGGGCCTGGGCCGCACGGTAAACGTGGCGAAGAACCACAGCCCGCAAGCGATCAGCATGCACACCGTGAACCACCCGGGCGCGAAGCACTTCACCACCGACGTGTTCGAGGGTGATCCGGACACCGAGTGCGGCGGTAAGGCCGTGGGATGGTTCCACATGTCGCCGGACTGCACCCATCACAGCCAGGCGGCCGGCGGGCAGCCGCGCAAGCGCGAGATCCGCAACCTGTCGTGGATCGGCCTCAAGTGGGCTGGCATGAAGCGTCCCCGGGTGATCAGCCTGGAGAACGTGAAGCAGATCCTGCAGTGGGGTCGGCTCATCGCAAAGCGCGACAAGGCCACCGGACGCGTGGTGAAACTCGGCGGCGATGTTGCCGCACCGGGCGAGGTTGTGCCGGTGGGCCAGCAGTTCCTGATCCCTGACCCGAAGCAGCGCGGCCGAACCTGGCGCCGCTTCGTGGCTCTGCTGGAAGGCATGGGCTACGTCGTCGAGTGGAAGGTGATCAAGGCCTGCGACTTCGGCGCGCCGACCAGCCGCGAACGCCTGTTCATGATTGCCCGGTGCGATGGGCAGCCCATCGTTTGGCCGGAGCCGACCCACGCCAAGAACCCTGCCAAGGGTCAGCAGAAGTGGAAAACAGCCGCTGACTGCATAGACTTCACCGACCTGGGCAAAAGCATATTCGGACGCAAGAAGGACCTGGCACCGGCCACCCTGCGCCGCGTAGCCAAGGGCATGAAGAAGTTCGTTATCGACAGCGCGGCCCCGTTCATTGTGCCAATCGCCAACTGGTCGGGAGAGACAGTGCAGTCGGCCGGAGAGCCGCTGCGCACCATCACCTCCTACCCAAAGGGCGGCGCCTTCTCGGTGGTCAGCCCCATCGTTGCCCCGGCAACACACCAAGGCAGTGACCGCATCAATGACCCGCTTGAGCCGCTGCCGACAGTGACCTGCGCGAACCGCGGCGAGCTGACGCTGATCAGCCCGGTGATGGTTGGGGCCGGTGGCCCGGAGTACTCAGGAAAGCCGGTGGGCATGGACCAGCCGGTGGGCACGCTGATGACCCAGAACCACCGCGCGATCGCTGCGGCACACCTGGTGAAGTTCCGCTTCAATGACGCGGGCAAGGCGCTGGATGAGCCATTGCCAACCATCACCAGCGGCGGCAACTATCAGCGCCCGGCCGGGGCCGCACATGCCATGGCCATCTCCACGGTGTTCATGGCCCAGATGAACGGCGGCTTCAACACCACCGCCGCCAAGAGCATCGAAGACCCGATGACCACCGTAACGAACACCGGTAGCCAGCAGCAGCTGGTGGCGGCGAACCTGGTGCACCTGCGCGGCAACTGCGATGCACGGGACGTTAACGACCCGCTGCACACCGTCAGCGCCGGCGGCCAGCACCACGGGTTGGTCAGCGCATTCATGGAGCGGGCCTTCGGCGGCAGTGTTGGCCAGGGCCTGGAAGATCCAGCGCCCACTATCACAGCCGGCGGCGGTGGCAAGAGTTCGCTGGTATCGCTGACCCTGTCGCCAGAGCATGAAGCGGGTGCCCTGCGCGTTGCAGCGTTCCTGATCAGCTACTACGGCACCGAGAACATCAGCGCTTGCGACTCGCCGGCGCCGACGATCACCACCAAGGACCGCCTGGCCATGGTCACCGTTATGGTCAAGGGCACGCCCTACGTGATCGTCGACATCTGCCTGCGGATGCTCAAGCCGTCCGAGCTGTACAAGGCCCAGGGCTTCCCGGCCGACTACATCATCAGCCACGGCGCCGATGGCAAACCGTTCACCAAGACCCAGCAGGTGCACATGTGCGGCAACAGCGTCAGCCCGCCGCCGATGGCTGCGCTGGCACGGGCCAACGATCCATGGCGCACTGAGCAACGCCAAGCACGCGCCGCGTAACTCCCCCACTCCACCGCCCGGGCATGGCCCGGCAAGGACTCCCTGTGAAACGAATTTACCTCAGCGGCCCCATGACCGGCCTCCCCGATCTCAACTTCCCGGCATTCGCCGCAATGACCGATAACCTGCGCGCCGACGGCCACACCGTCACCAACCCGGCCGAACTCAACCCGGACGGCGGCTCCTGGAACGACTGCATGCGCCGCGACATTGTCGCCCTGATGGAGTGCGACACCGTGGCCACTCTTCCCGGCTGGGAAAACTCGAAGGGCGCCCGCCTGGAAGTCCTGATCGCCGAACGCCTCGGCATGACGGTTGTGAATGCCCATGATCTGGTAGCGAGGGAGACTGTATGAGCGCTCAATGGAAACTGGTGCCAGTTGAGCCGACCGAAACGATGGTGATAAACGGCTTCGAGTCGGTGCCGGACGAGTGTTTTTCCGATGAGGCAGTCTGGGAGCAATACCAAGGTATGAGCGGCTGCCAGCAAGCGGCCTTCCGCGCGAAACTGTGCTGGGCCGCTATGATCGGCGCCGCTCCTACATCACCAGAAAAGGATGCGCAGCCGGTAATGAAACTGGAAGCTGAAAAGCTCTGGGGTGGGCATGGTGAGTATGCTGTGTCCTTCGTCCGCGCCGGCTGGCTGGATGAATGCCGGGCGAGTGGCGGCGAATTCTTGCTCTACACCCATCCTGATGTGGGAAAGCTTGCGCGACTCACCGCAGAGCGTGACACCCTACAACAGCGCCTGACCGTGGCAGATCAGCAGATAGATGATTTGCGGACTGAACTCGCCGCTGTTCGTCTTGGCCCCTGCAAGATGATCGTCGGAGACGAATTGCCATGACCACCAACCAAACGATTGACGGCGGCCCGGGCGAGCAAATGGCATGCATGCCGGTTGAACGCAGCTACGACGTCCGGGCGAAGATGATCATCGCCTTCAACGAGGCCAAGAAGGCCGGCGGTGATTTGGATGACGCGCTCGACGCCGCATACAAGTCAGCCCTGCGCTATTCACCAAACCCACTGAGCGCCGAGGAGCCCGATAGGTCACCAGAGGCTTATGCCATCGAGCACGGCGAGTACATGGCCAAGTCAGCCGACCAGGTGCTGGCGAAGTTCCAGGCATACGGCCTGGCTCTGCTGGCCGTTGATGAGGGCGGTGACGACGGCGAAGGTGAGCTGCTGGAGAATATCGACTCCGCCCGCAGTGACCTGCAGGAGTCACTGGTTGATCTGCGCAGCATGGTTTACGAGTTCCGCAAGCGTGCCGCCAAATCCCGATAGGAGTACATCCGTACTCCACCCGCAAAACCTGTAACCCCTCCCCCTTCAAAGTCAGCCGCTATAGCGGCAAGGACGAAGTCATGCCCAAGCATAAGCCAGAGTTGGCCGCCATCTACAACGTGTTCGGCCTCAGCTCAAACCACGAACTGTCGACACTGTTGGCCAACATCGAAAACACCAAACGTTTCTCCGATCTTCTGCACGATGTCGAGCGCGAGTTCTTCATGGTGCCGGGTGAACCGTCTGGAGAGCCTGAAGACGAAGGTTCAGCGGTTGATGCTGAGTGCCTGGTTAATCGCTGGGGATCGAAGCCGAGCGAGTACCTGGAACAGTTCCGGGCTGCCCTGCCTTTCGCCGCTGCGAACGCTATTCCTGACTATGAAGCGCCCGCAACCGGCGAGAAGTGGTCGCTCACAGGTGAGAATGGTTCTTGGGATTACGACAGCCTTGATGAATTGCTGAAGGACAACTATGGCCATGACAGCGATGGAGATGGACACCCGGCCAGCTTCAGCCTGGGCTTGTACGAAGGCGGCACGGTCTATCGCGGAACCGAATGCAAGGACGATCCGGCGGCCTTTCTGCCAGACCAAAGTGAATTGCTCGACCACATGAGCGAGCGCGCTTACGACAGCGACGCGGGCGAGTGGGCGGACAACTACCCAACACTCGACGCAACGGCGAAGGCGGATCTGGAACGGGCGATGCGGCCACTTATGGCGTGGGCTCGCAAGCATTGCCAGCCGGAGTTCTTCACGATCGAGGACGTTACGCCGCACATCGTCACCGAAGAGGATGTCACCCGGAGCAGGAAGTCGTGATCGCCACCCTCTGGTTCGCCTACGTCTTCATCTACAAGGGGCCCAGGCCATGAGTGGAATGATCGGTGCCCGCGAGGCACCGCCAAAACACAAGAGCGTCGAGTGGTACACGCCCGCGTGGATCTTCGAAAGGCTCGGTCTGCAGTTCGACCTCGACCCATCCAGTCCGCACGACTACGTGACGGCGGTACCGGCAATCACGAAGTACACGATCTTCGATGACGGCCTGTCGAAGGAATGGTCGGGGCGGGTATGGATGAATCCACCTTACGGCCCTGACACAGGCTTCTGGATGCGACGGCTGATTGCTCACGGCGACGGCATTGCGCTGGTATTCAGCCGAACGGATGCCGAGTGGTTTCAGGAAGCCATGGCCAATGCGTCGGCAACGCTGCTTGTCAAAGGGCGAATCGCCTTTGTGCCCGGTCACGAGAACAGCCACAAGAAGGGCCGATCCGGTGCCGGAAGTGCGCTGTTTGCCTTCGATGAATGCGCGATCGCGCTGCAGGGCCTGGCGGATCTCGGTGTTTTGGTTCCACGAATCGCCGCCTGATTCGCCCCGATTGAAGTAACCCCAATCCCCCTACATGCCTGCCGGTGAGCGGCGGGCGAGGTATCGCTATGCCTTTCATCATGATAACGAGCGCAATCACAACAGTCTTCGAGGTTCCAGAAGGGGTCGATCTTTTGCGTGTTCGCCAGCTGGGCCTTTCAGAGCTTGGCGATGACGAGGACGCCACCGACTCCGTATCCATTCAGCACGACAAAGTCATGAACGAGATCTTCCTCGGAGACGCTGCGCGGAAGACGGTTTCAATTTCGCACAGCATCGTCGACCCAAACGAATAACCCACCTTCTGCCGCCCAGAGCGGCAAGGACACCAAATCAAATTGATCAAGAAAGCGCGGCCCAGCAGGGCCTGCGGGAGGTAGGTATGTTTTTGACAGCAGAGGAAGTTGCCGACCTGACCGGATACAAAAAGCCAGGGGCACAGATAAAGTGGCTGACCGCCGAACGATACGGGTTCGCGGTAGGTGGTGATGGGCACCCGAAGGTGCTGCGCCAAGTTGTCATCGGGCGGCTGGGTGGTATTCAATCAAGGAAGGGGCCGGAGTTGCGGCTGTGCTGAGGTGAGATAGATGCGACCGCGCAAGAAGGACCGGCACCTGCCGGCGTGCATGTACCAGAAGCACGGCGCCTATTACTTGGTCCGCAAGGGCAAGTGGTTGCGCCTCGGCACAGAGTTTCAGGCGTCCCTCGCTGAGTACGCCATGCTGCTGGACAAACGCAGCCTGGGCGGGATGCCCAAGCTGATCGACGACGCGCTCGAGCACATGCGCACCAGGAAGAAGCCGGCGCTGAAGCCGAACACGCTCAAGCAATACGAGGCGGCGGCCGAGCGATTGAAGGAAAACTTCGCCGACTTCGAGCCGCGCGAGGTGCTTCAGCGGCACGTCGTCGCGCTCAAGCTGCACATGGCGGATACGCCGAACATGTCGAACCGGGTGATCTCGGTACTGCGCGCGGTATTTACCTACGCGCTGGAGCAGCAGATTGTTGATTCGAATCCGTGTATCGGCGTACGGCGGCACCTGGAGCACAAGCGTGACAGGTACATCACCCACGGCGAGTTCCAGGCGATCTGCGCCAACTCAAGTGACAACATGCGCGTCATCTATGAAATGTGCTACCTGACCGGCCAGCGTATCGGTGACGTCCTGGCCATTCGGTTGGCCGACATCAGCCCCGAGGGCATCGCCTTCAAACAGGAGAAGACGAACGCTAGGCTGCTGGTGCAGATGACGCCAGACCTGGAAGACCTGGTGGCCCGGGCAAAGGCGCTTCCACGGAAGATCCGCGGGCTCACTTTGTTCTGCTCGCCTCGCGGCGGAAAGCCGGTGCATTACAGCTCGGTCAAGGATGCATTCGCGATCAGCTGCAAGAAGGCCGGGGTCGAGGATGCCAGCCTCCACGACCTCCGTGCGAAGTCGCTTTCCGATACGGACGACCAGGGCAACGACGCACAAAAGCTCGGTGGCCACACCGATGCCAAGATGACGCAACGTTATCTGCGCCTGCGCAAAATCAACGTAGGCCTGCCGCCGACAATGCCTAAAAAATCCCTGTAGTATTAGACAGATGTGAATTGTCAAATAGACAGGTAGAGCCGAAAGCCCCGTATGACAGACCTTTCAAGCCACACTCCAATGATGCAGCAGTACTGGCGCCTGAAAAACCAGCACCCTGATCAATTGATGTTCTATCGCATGGGCGACTTCTACGAGATCTTCTATGAAGACGCGAAGAAGGCCGCCAAGTTGCTGGACATC